ATCTTCTCCTGCAGCATCATCAATATTCATAAGAGTAGCTAAACCTTTTGCTCTAACAGTTTTTTGTGCTGTTTCGATTGTACTTGCTTGATATTTTGCTAGATCATCTGTAATTTGTCCTTTGATGTAAGGTCTACCGCCTCTGTTCAACTTTGGAATAAGAAGAGTTTCACGTTCCATTTGTACAGATGGCAACAAAGCACGAAGACCACGAGGAATTTGAAAGGTTTGATACAAATCTGTAGAGAATTGATCAGGAATCCATTCAGCTCCGACACCTGCGTTATCTGTGAAAGCCTTGTTTACAGATTCTTTCATAAAAGCAGGAGCTTTTTGAAGATGATTGTACAATTTGATATCTGCTTTTGGAGTATGTGGATCTTTCATCATCATACGAGCAAGACTTCTTTCTTGTACCATTTCACAAAGATCAGCATGCCATTGATTTGCATAAACATCTGCATCTAAAAGACCTTTTTCCTGAATATTTACACGTCCTTGACCTGTAATATTCTTAGATACGTTTTCTGTATTCCATTGAACAGATGAATCTTCTTTGATGTATTGTTTCAAAGCATGATCATTTGTACCTACTTCAGGCTTAACAATAGTATTTTGACCCTCTGCAAGTAACTTTTGAGCTTTCTTCAAATCTTTGACTTGATCTTCAAAGTTACGCAAACGATCATCAGTGTTTTTTTGATGTGAAACAATGCCTGCAATAAGGCGTTTTGCTTCTTCTATTTTGGTGTTCATAGGGATCTCCTATTTTGACGTGAGTATATAGGCAAATGCCTCGATTAAAGTATCAAAATTCTTTTCTTCTGTGGATTCATCAGAGTCTTCTGCTTTTTCCTCTTCCTCATCCATCTCTTTTTCTTCCTCTTTTTCATCCATGGCTTTTTCTTCTTCTTCTTCTTCCATGGCTTCTTCTTCAATCTCTTCTTCTTCAAGTGCAGATTCTTCAGATGGCATCTTTGCAAATTCAACAATGTAGCGATCATCTTCTTCAGATACAGATAAGATATGTTTTCCAACAAACATATTTTCCTGGATGATTGATCTAACTTCTTCAATCAAATCTTCTTTCATAGCGTTATAAAACTTTTGCTCTAACATGGTTGCTTCTCCATTTGCAGGAATTGTTACAATAGACACTTCTAACAATTCAGATTTGCTATAATACATGCCTCTCTTCCCATAGTATTTATTTTCTTCAGGAAGTTCTGATCTTGATTTGCTTTCCAAAGGCCTGAAACCAACAGAAACAGCATTCATGAATCCTTTTTTCGCTTTTCTTTCAACTTCTCGCGCTCTTTCATCTTCTTGATCGAATTGTACGTCAATAACAAGTTGACCATCTCTGACGTGAACATCGCCTTTTCCTATCGGTAATTGGTTAGAATCATGATTGAGCAAAACAACAGGATTCTTTTTGTAGTTCTCCAGTATCCAACCCTTCTGATCGATGATATCACCATAGCGATCAGGAGAAGAAGTAGAAGCTACAAAAGAAACGGTATCCTGCTTTGATGTTGCAGGCTCTGTTCGTTTCATAATGTACGTATACTTTTTCATAGAATCCTCCCTTGAAATATACCAAAGGCGATCATCATTCACAACAATTTGAAAAAAATAATACAATTTATTGTTTATAGATGTTGCATAGTATGTAACAATGTATTATAATAAAATTACTAACAAACTAACAACTAACAAAAGGAAAAAACAATGAAAACTATAGTAAAAGAATTTATGTGTGGAAAAACAGAGATAGGAAAATATGGATCAAAATTTTGTATTGTATTTTATTTGAATGATGAACAGAAATGTTTTTTTGCTCAAACAAAATCAGAACTAAAACAACTTTTTCGAGAACTAAAAAAGCATACAAAAAACATAGAAATAAATCCTCCTGAATACTGGATCAAAGAACTAGAAGAATATAGAGACTGTGGTTCACATAACACTAACTCTATGATTCATTTTTCAGAATGGTTTGAGAACTTTCAATATCAATTAAATCAATAACCAAAGGAGAATCTAACAACTAACAACCAACAAGGGAGGGTCAAACCTCCCATTCACCAAAGGAGAAAACAATGAAAAGAAAGAAACGCACAAAGAGAGAAGTAGTAACTAAAAGAATCGACTACTGGTTTGTAGTAGGCAAATTAGATGAAGATGGAGATCCAATAGATGAAATAACAACAAGGTGGAAAACTGTAAAAGAAGCAAGAAGTTATTATATTGAATTCGATTGTAATTATGTATATGATGAAAGATTTATTGAGACATGGTCGGATGGAATATTTGTAGATGATGAAATGCAAGACAATCAACAATATGAAACACCCAAATATATTCTAAAAGCAATTAAGAAAATCAAAGGAGAATAAAATGAAAAACCCATATCAACAACACATAATAAAACTACAAGGCAAGGAGTTCATAACTTTCAAAGGCCTTCTAGCGATTGCGCATGATCAAGGTCTTCAATCTATAGCTACAGAAATGATCTCTCTAGATAAGGATACAACAGAAGAAGAGAAGAATGGAAAAGTATATATAACAGTTGCAACTGGTCTATGTATTTTCAAAGCAACAGTATCAGGATCAAAAGGAACATACAATGCTTTTGGTGATGCTTCTCCTAGAAACGTTGGAAAAATGATTGCTCCTCATTTGATTCGAATGTCTGAAACAAGAGCAATAGCAAGAGCATTGAGATTGTATACAGGTTGTGGATATACAGCACTTGAAGAACTAGGAGAGAGATAAGAGAAGATTCTTCTGATTTCTTTACATATAAGATCGAACCTTTTACAGATCCGATCTTTTTTTATTCTAGAACAGGAATGATTGTACATCTACAATTCACATTCTCACCTACAACAGGAAAAGAGGCAGGAGAAGAAGCAGAATATCCTCCGTATTGAGATGGAAGTTGGAATTCTTCATTTGCTCCGACAATTTGACCATCAAGAGCAACATGAGAATCTCTAACTTTTGAATCTCTAGAAGATAACCATTGTTTTTTTACTTGAATCCCATTTGCTTGTAATTGTCTATAAGATTCTGTAGTTGCTTCATTTACAACTCTAGTACTTTCTGTTCTTGCGATCGTATTTGCACGAGATAAAGAAAAGATACCACTTTGATCATCTTGAAGAAGATTGTTTGCTATCTCCCTTGTTGATAGTCCTTGATTCAAACCTCTTTCAACAGTTTGCATTATTGCTCTTCCTGTGCTGTTTGTTATTTCTTCTAGAGATGAATTCCATAACTGTCTAGCATAGTCACGATTTCCAAAGACAAGATCAAGAGGTTTTTCTCTTCCTGCTCTTCTGTATAGATCATTGAGTTGTTGATTTCCTGTAAGCATCCACCATCTAAGCCACTCATCACCTACAGCACGATCTAGTTCTTGTCTTTCTTCCTGGATTGCAAGGAATGTTTCTCTATCGACAATCAAAGCTTTCTGTTCTTTGTCGATATCTTCTATTCTTTTTGCATATCTATTTTTTGCTGCTGTTAGATAACTTTTGAATCTCTTTAACAGATCCTTCTCTGCTTTTCCTTGTGAGTTTTTCACCCATTGATCCCAGTATTGTTTTTTTTTACGTTCTTCTTTTTTTGATGCATCAATCTTCTTCTTCATTTCATTGATAACTTTTTTCATTTTGCTTTGACCTATCGATCCAATAGCTAACCATTTGATCTGAGCAACAATTCCTGCAATGGTTGAGAGATTGACAGGATGAGAAGAATCTGAAAACTGAGATCCATCTTTGAGATGTCTAGCAACCCATGCCTCTCTCAATCTTATTGCTCTTTCTTCAGATAGGCCTTGAGGAACTCCTCCCCTTTTTGCTATAGGTCTGAGTTTTCTATATTGTTCATTTCCTCTGATATTACCGCCTGCTCTCCAAATAGATGGATAGTTTATTTTAAGTTTTTCAGCATAATCAAGGTCAAAAGTTTTCCATTGTGAGTTTCTGAGACTGACTTTTTTGTTATCTCCTCTTGTTGGAAAGTTTGTAAGTTCTTCAGAATCTTTTTTTTTACTGTCAAAAGATAGATATGAATCCAATAATGTTGGAGGTTCAAGTGTAAGTTCTTCAAAGTATTTTGATATTACTTGATAGGCCGATCTTCTTTCGTCTTCTGTTATTGGAGGTCTTCCAAATCTACCGTTTAGATGATCGACTGCAAGATCTAGAAGGTCTTTGAAGATAACAATATCACCTTTTTCAGGAGCAGAATTCAGAATATCTTCTGTATCTAATCTTCTTCCTATTCTGATATAATACCCTTCTTTCATCTGATCCTGATTTGCATTGAAAAACAGATGTGCATCTTTGAAGT